CGAAAAACAGGATCTCGGAAAGGCCCCGAGAGCCATCAATCCCCGTAGCTCGCGCTACAACCTTGTGCTGGGCAAGTACCTTAAGTTCTTGGAGAAGAAGATCTATAAGGGTATCAACCTGGCGTTCGGCGCGCGGACAGCACACACGGTTATAAAGGGTTTGAATGTCAAGGAGGCAGGGAACGTGATATACGAGAAATGGCGAAGATTTCGCAATCCCGTAGGAGTTGGCCTAGATGCCAGCAAATTCGATATGCACACATCGATCCCTGCTCTCAAGTTTGAGCATTCAGTGTACAGAGGTATCTTTCCTAGAGCAGCCGAGCTCAAAAGATTGCTTCGATGGCAGTTACGCAATAGAGGAGTTGCGTACTGCGAAGATGGGCGAGTTAAATTTAGTATGGAAGGCACCCGTTCCTCAGGAGATCTTAACACATCCCTGGGGAACTGCATTATCATGTGCGGCCTGATATACGCTTATGCCCAAGAACGTGAGGTAGACGTAGAGCTGATGAACAACGGTGACGATTGTGTGGTGATTATGGAGGCTGAGGACCTCGTAAGATTCATGCACGATTTGTCAGCCTGGTTCGAGCGATACGGATACCGAATGACCATCGAGAAGCCTGTGTACGAGTTGGAGCGGATGGAGTTCTGCCAATCACGCGTCGTCCTCGTAAACGACGAACCAGTGATGGTACGTAACCTCACCAACTCTATAACCAAGGATCCCATGTGCCTTGTGCCACTACAGACGGAGAGTGTTCTGAAGATGTGGTATAAGGCAGTGGGTGATTGTGGACTGTCCATTACGTGCGGCGTGCCAGTACTCCAGGAGTACTACAAGCTGTACCAGCGTAGTGGCAAGACCTACAGCGCGGGGTTCCTGCAACATGTGCAGAAGAACACCTCGCACCTTCAGCGGATGAAGGGGATGACAATGAAGGAAAGCGTAGTTTCCGCGGAAACTAGATGTAGTTTCTACTACGCTTTCGGGATACTACCTGCCATGCAGATAGAATTGGAGAAGTTGTATGCGTCGATGAGTTTAAAGTCATCAATAGAGACGCTGTTGCATCGAGATTTGACCCTCGACAAGTTTGATAACTGTCCACCATCCTTGGTGCAGTGGATATTTTAGGAGCCGGCCCTGAAATATTTCAAACTAGTCATTCACGATATTTCGCAACAACTTTTGTGGTCCATACTGGTCTGACGGAGAATTCCAACAGTCAGTCAAGGAACCGAAGCTACAACCAGTCAACGAGTTCGATACTACCTGTCGCGATCACGACGTGTCTTTAGCACACGCCCAGTCGAACAGAGAAGCAAGAGCAGCAGACGCCAAGTTCTACAGCCAAAACATAGGCAAGGGGATTACTAGAAGTACTGCAGCAGTACTAGTAAAGTATCTCAATCCAATTATGACGAACAAGGGTAACAAAACCAACCTACGTGGCGCGCAGAAGGCGGTGCAACCTCCATTGAGGGGCAATGACACCGTCCGCGCAGCGCCTGTAGCGATCGCCACACGGCGGACTGGAGCGAAGCCATTGGTCACAAACACCGCTGGTGGTGTCACTGTGGCCCATAGGTCATTCCTTCTTCCAGTCAACAATTCACTAAATTTCGCCGCCATCTCAGTTCCCTGCAACCCGGGGCTCTCAGGCTCGTTTCCCTGGCTAGCCAAGCTAGCCAGACGGTATGAACAATATCGTTTTAAGAAACTTCGCTTTGAGTACCGGAGTGTAGCCGCATCCTCCACTTCGGGGGTTGTGATGATGAGCTTCGACTACGACGCAGCTGACAGTGGGCCAGCAACGAAGGCAGAGCAAGCACAGACCATTCCTAATTCTGAAACCAACGTGTGGATGAATAACGATTTGTCGGTGCGCCCTGGTCCTGAGTGGCTCTTTGTGCGTGCGGGAGTCTTAGCTACAAACTTAGATGTCAAGACGTATGACATGGGCAATATGTGGTTGTCCAGTTCCTATGGTAACAATGTTACCGGAGGGGAGTTGTACGTTGAATATACAGTGGAGCTCCGGCGACCAACAGATGGGCCGGAGGTGTGTGGTCGCTACTACGCCGACACAACATCGTTTGCGGCGCCAATTGGAACAGCCAACCTGACCCAAACCGGGGAGGCTTTTCCTTTTGTGCGTGCCAGTGGGACTACATTCAATGTACTCTCAGGCGGCAGCTACATGATAGCTGCCCGCTCGTCAGGGACAGTACTGACAACGATTGTGCCACTACCTACCATTATTTCCGGAGGCACTTCAGCCGCGTCAAGCTCAATCTTCAGTTGTGTTGACGCATCCGGACTTCAAACACTTCACGTGTTTAAGGTGCGAGTTGATAGCGGGGATGCTATCGTCTTTGCTAACGCGGGGACGGGTACCACCCTAACGGCCGTTCGATACGCCGTTGCTACTATTGACTACGTACCAATGTAGGAACCATAGGTTATTTGTTGCATGTTGCATATTTGGATAAAGGGGGCACTAAAGATTGGGAAATTCCGCCCAACGCCCTTGTTTAAGTGAGGTGGCCGCCGTGCCATTTGAAGTGTGTGGAAGGGAAGTGTGCCATAGGAGGAAGAGGATAGTTGTACGATGCCCCTACGGGGGGGAGCGTGGGTAAATGCCAGGACGGAATTGTTCATCAGTTCTGGAAGACTCTACCACGCGGTGTGAACAGCAAGGATCCTTAACCGTACACGAGCAGCACAACACCAACCAACACTTGCTCCGACAGCGAGAGTGGGAGACACTCTCTTGCCATAGTTGCGCGACTATGATATGTTCGCATGCCGCCCAAGCTTACCTAGCGTTGTAGGTGAAAGCCGTCCGTCTCCGATCCGACGTTAAACCTGCCTGCGTCAGCACTCTGGTACCCAGAGAGGAGCAAACCCGACCAAATCTCA